ATATTTAAAAAGAATATGACCAATAAAGAATTAATTGACCATTTTACTGTTAAAACATACAAGTTGAATGACAAACAAATTGAGGTTGCAAGTTTTGAAATGCCTTATAGTTTTGTTATGGGTATTTTCAATTATCTTTCCTCACTCATGCATGCTTTCAATCAATTGAAAAGCTGTGCAGACATAACTGCTTTTGTTGAAAATAAATATAAGGTGCAAATATCTTTCCATATGGATGCACACTCGGATGATTCTGCAGGCAAATTGGTTATAAAGAATCAAAATAAAAAAATGTGTGAAGACATTCTTGAAGATGTTTTGTTAATGTATGAATGTGATTTGAAATTAAATAATCACATGTTGTCAGTTAAAAAATGTAATGTTAGTGATAGATATTCAGAATTATTGTCAATACTTTATATAAATAATAGACTAACACCTTTAATGCCTAAATTTTATGGCAGCATAAATTTAAAACCAACTATGGAAGGTTATACACCTGATATGTCACAAGGTATAAGTAAATGTATAGAATACATGTGCAATGGTGGCACTTTTTCAGAAGCATATTTAATTTTGAGGTTAAATTCACTGATGGTGTCAAGTTTTTACAACATTAGAGAGAGATCAGACTCACCATTGAATGCATTTGGAGGTTTATATGCTCATCCCTTATTATACTTATTGATAGGATCACAAGCTGACAATCTACGTCTTTATAAAAGCGATAGTGTCACATTTTTAAATTCTCAGAAAATAATGGCTGCTTTAACTGGCGATAATAAAGAAATATTTTTGAATAAAGGTTTTAAACCACACAACCCAGTAAGAATGAGAGAAAGATTGAAGAACCTATCTGAAAGGATAAAACAAATGTACGGTAAATGGTTAAACTTGGATATATTAAAGGATGGCACTGTGAAAGGAACATTAATGCAACCTGCAAATCTTTTTTACAAATTGCAAGATAAAAATTATGTTGCTTCTTTAACTTATCATGGAAATACCAGAAGAGTTACCAGGCTCTACTTGAATCAAAGCAATGAATTATATGAAACAAGGAGTGGATTATACACATTCAAACAATTATATAACATTTATGATTATGCATACACAAATGTTGTTAATAGTGTCAATTACAAACATTATGACATTGATTTGCAAGGTTTGTTAGAAGATATTAAAAAAATAAATCCAAGAAATGAAATATATGATTTCATTCTAGGTGAAGCAGAAGCTGTTTATCAATATATATCAGGCAATGTGCTTGAAAATGTTACCTTTGTTGAAGATAACATCACAATTAAACCTGTTGAAATCAATTTACAATTAAACCCTATGTCTATACAAACTGAATATAATTTACTTGATATATATTACAGCACTAATATTAATGAGGCTTGGTTTACTTCCAATTCTTATGAGTTATGCAATGTGAAAAAAAATATTGATGAGAAACTAGCTCTTATGAATTTGAGTTATGATGATTTTTCTACATTTGATTTTTATTTAAGGAAATTGGAAAGATATGGAAGCAAAAATATGCATATTTATGGCACAACACATTCAAGTAATAGAAATATCTCAAATTTTGAAGAAGTGATGTCTTTGGTTGAGACGAACACTGTCCCTGGTAAAAGGTTAAAAAAATTGTACAGAAACATAACTAGCAAGAAAATTGATTCAGGTGTCATGGGTAGTATAGACAATGATCAAGTTAAAAATCTACAGATTATAAAACTTGTATCTATGGCTGTAAAAAACAAAACCATAAACAAAGTTACTTACAAAGATAATAAATTAACAGAGATGAACTTCATACATCCTTACATAAGAAACACATATAACTCTTTGTTGAATTTACAAGCAACACAATGCTTTTATTATTGGAGAAAAGAACAAAAGAAGCATGGAAAAAAATGGTTTGGACAAGGAGAATTAATAATAAGATTGTTGAATGATATTGCTTCTGTAGAAGTCTTTGACAGTAAAATTTCAAATATTAAATTGAATCATGAAAATGTCCATGATGATTTCATCAATTGGTTGACTTACATAATCAAATCTCTTAATTTAAGTTATAGTTACACTATACCAAACAATACTTTTGATTTATGTATAGGTTACAACAAACCCAAATATGGCATTGATTATGAGAAAAATTTAAATATTATATGTTGTCCTGTGCATATAAATGCTTCTTTATTAACAGGTATAGGCTATCCCAGTCAGGATCATAATCTCGTTTTAAACATAGGGACAAAAAAAGCATTTGGGTTAATTGAAAAAATAAATGTTAATGTCGACATAATTAAAAATGATCTGAAAATAGATGGTGAAGTGACTTCTCTATATTCCATGCTCATCAATGAGAATCTATTTAAAGATGAAATTGATATATCATTCTTCATAAAGAATCTAAATAAAACTAAATTTTACAAATATTTTATATACAAAAAATTGCCACAAGATGATGATGAAGATTATGCAAATTTCATTGAATTGTTAAGAGATGCATGCAAGGATGAAAAAATAACATATAATGACTTGAATATTGATCAATTGAATGACATACTAGACATGAATATTGACCCATTAGACATACCTGATGAGATTTATGAAAAAATAAGTGAATTAAAGCATGCTGAATTAATAGAAGGTCAACATAAATTATTGATAGATTCTATAGAAGATATCTTAGTTACCAAAGGTGAAATTGATTGGACTGCATTTTTGGAGAAATTTAAAATTGATAGTAAATCAAAATTACAAATGGTAAAAAATATGGTTAAAAATTCAATATTTTACGAACAGCCTACTGCTTTTGCCACAGTGTTTGGATTGGAAAGTGTCATACTTTCTGATGAAGTTAACCAATTTTTGATTAAAAATTTTAAATTATTAATGGATCTCACTAGGCCTAAGACTCGCAATAGATTGGAAAATTATGGCAATGACTTCTCTTCAGATTTCTTTTATTACTTATGTGTAACAGCACCTGATGGTGGTGAAAATTCATTAATATTAAGAGTGAGAGCAATGTTGTCTGCAATTTTTAATAGTGATTACCTCCATGAACAATTCAAAGAATATGCTTCAACCACAAATTTTTTAAGGACTTTGGATTTAGACAGAAGTTATAAAGACAAATTTTTAGATTTGTATTGTGTCTGTTTATCAAAAAATGAAGAGTATCAAGGAGAAGATATGTGTGATGTATTTAATTATGAAAAACGTCAAAGATCACTGACATCTGAAGGCAAATCCTTTGTGAAACCATACTGCAAAATGCCCAGTAATAGCAACATGACTTTCTTTGACAGATATTCAACTCTACATCAAAATAAAACTAATTACATACTCAAGAAGAAGAGATACTCAGGTGGTGGGTGCAGATTACCACAACTTGTGTTCAATCAGCCAAAAAAACTGAATATGAATATTGATGAAGATGATCTTGATGATATCAAAACTGAATTATTAGATTATCAAGAAGTGAATAGAGAGGAATGTAAAGATGTTATCAAGGAAATAACAAACATAAACAATGAATGTTTAGTGAATGCAAGGGTTCAATACAAAAATAAAAATGGTTTAAAAACAACTCTTGTGCCTTTTTATAATTATTTAGGATTAATAAGCATAACCAAGATGATATCAAATCATAATTGTTTCATTTTAAACACATTTATTTTACCAAGAGATATAGTCAACATAAACCCAATGCACACAAAAGTATATAAAACTCCATTTGTAGGCAACCGAGGTGTGATAAATGAAATGTGTTATACAATTGTGCACAATCTTGAACAAATAGATATGCCTACATTGGAAAGATATTGGGTAAAAAAAGTTGAAAGCTACAAATGGTTCTATTACAATAAAGACAATGAGAAAGTAAATGAGCCACCTGATAACTTTTCATATGAAATAAACAAAATCACTGATATCTACATGTCAAGCATAAAGAAAATAGAACAAAGTGCACAAGAAAAAGAAGTGAGTAAAGAAGTAAAATTAGACGAAAGAAGTATATTAAAGATTGTAAGAAAGTCTGGTGATATTGATATGGAAAATAGAAAGAAAATCATTGAATATTATAAAATGGATGAAAGTTTTTTGAAGATGCATTATATTGATTTTAAAATTTTTATTAAGAAAAAATATCAAGAAGATTTATCTTCTTTAATTAAGCAAGTGGCACAAGATGTACTAGAAGGAGACAAAGGTTTAGAACTAAATAAATTGGATGTTGATAATTTTGTTCTAGGGAAAAAGAATTATAATATAAAAAACAGGTTAAGAAGACCTTTATCTGATTATAATAGATATTGCCCCATAAGTGAGAAAACAACATTATATCAAGAGTTGAAAAGCATGTATGGTGATCTATTTTATGATCTTTGCAATGACAAGTGCACAATTACCAAAGAAAAGAAACAAACTTTACAAGACTTAATTTTTGGCTTACTAAAAAGATGTGAAGGTTTAAGTAGTTCTAGTGATAAATCTAATGCACAAAATTTAGTTTACCAATATAGTTGTTTGATTGAGAATTTAGAAGTGGATAATGAATTCTTACATGATATAGGTGATAAAATGGAAAAACATTATGAAAAAATAAGGGATGGGTTGATCAAAGTTCATGGTGATGAATTTCAACATAAAAAGATGAAAAGACCTAAAATTTCATACAATGAAGTTTTACCAGTAGATATAGACTATGTTGAAGGCATAATTTAATTAATTTCTTGGATTACTTTACAATAATTTTGTGCACATTTTCAGTTTTTC